AGCAGCTCACCATGGTGTACGAGAACAACGGCTACTGGTTCGAGGGGGAGGAGGCCGACGAGGGCCCGCTGGCCCCCGGCTTCACGCGCAGGCGCATCAAGAAGCACCAGGACCTCCGGCTCATCGTGGGCAATTTCATATGGAGCGGGATGTTCGACGAGCTCAGCGTGACGCTGGACGCCGACCATCCGTTCCGGGCGGAGTTTACCTTCTCGTTCCTGGCATGGAAGGAAAGGCCGAGGCAGGGCTCCCCGTACAGCCGGTGGGGGATACAGACCAACGTGGAAAGGGGGCATTCCTACGGGGCGGCATCGTACCAGGCGCAGGAAAATCCTTCTTCGGACTCCAGCACGGGGCAGATTACGATCCTGCCGCTTTCCGGAAGCGGGCTTGCCACGGGCCTCCTGCCTCCGTCCGTGTATTCTGACGTCGCCCTAGAGGGCGTTGCCACAGGAGGCACCAGCACCCCCACCCCTAGCTCCATCATGTTCAATCCAGGGGAGTTCATACCGTTTATAGTATAGGCATTATATGGCAAATGCAATTCGCAACATCTCGCAATCGGTCCAGGAACGGGAGATAGTCAAGACAGCGCCCGACGTCGTGGTGTACCTGGAGGGACGGCCATACCTCATAAACCCCTACATCAACTCGAAGGACGCCAAGAACCAAAGCGACGGCCTGTATACGGTGGTCAGCTTCAACGACTACCTGGATTCCTTCACCGCCTCCTACGACGTCGACAACCTCGTGCCGTCCGGCAGCTTCAGCCTGTCGGTCCCGAGCGACCAGAAGTACCTGTTCCAGGCACCGGGCGGGAACAACGTCATCGAGCCCATGATGCAGGTGCAGGTGTTCGCCAAGGGATACTTTCCCTCCCAGAACGGGAATACCCTCTATTACCGTGTATTCAAAGGACTTGTATCCAACATATCCCACGCCGACACCGGGACGGCACTCCAGATTTCGGTCAACATGGTGGGCATGCTCCGCTTCCTCGACGTGATGTACATCGACTTGGCGGTCGCCCTGATGACGAACTCCCCCAATGCTGTCGTTGCGATGAAATCCAACCAGGCCGACATGAATCCCTACGTGGCCCTGGCGAACACGTTCCTGCGGTCCGTCACTACGGAGGGCTTCCAGCTCAATGCCGTGCAGCAGGCGTCCCTTAGCAAAGGCCAAAACGACTGGGCGGACGCCGTCCAGGCGGGGTACGTCAACAGGTGGCAGACGACGCTAACCAACATAGTGAGGGACGTCCGCATCCTTGGGTACGACTTCAACAAGGCCGTCGCATCGGACTACGATGCGGCAACCCTTCCGGACACGCTCACCCATACCCCGGACGATGCCAAGGGCATGGCCCCCAACAAGCGGTCGTCCAGGAATACCCTCGCGCCCAACATGTCGCCGTCCGAGGCCGTGGCGGACAAGTTCTTCAAGGCCGACCTCATGCGCAAGTACCTTCCCGAGATGGCAGTGGGGCAGATAACGCTCCTGGACGGGAAGATAGTGTCGCGCCTGGAAAGGATTCGCACGCTCGCCAACCTGCTCGGGTACGAGGGCTACCAGGACCTCGATGGGGCCATCATATTCAAGCCCCCGTTCTACAACCTGGACGTCACCGACATAGGCACTCCGCCCTCCTCCCCCGGTTCCACCGGCTCCGGCACCCCCGGTGCCGTCAGCGCCGCCAGCTACATCCGGGAGGGGGCCAACCCGTTCGTGGTAAGCCTCAGCGAGATAATATCGGAGTCGGAATCGGAGGACGAGGCGGCGGTGACGGCCACCCGCATGTCCCTGGAGGCGAACTGGATGGCCGATTTCCAACTGCAGACCCCGTCCAACGGCCTGCTCCCGGTGGTCGAGCACATCGACATCCCCAAGCTCTGCAAGTTTGGCCTTCGAGAGACGCCAGCCCGCCAGATGCCCTTCATCGAAGCCGGGGACATAATCGGCCTGTATACCTATGCGGTGAGCGAGCTCAACCGGGCAAACCGTGGGTACCGCACCTACAACCTGTCCATCCCGCTGCGTCCCGAACTGCGGCTCGGGTTCCCGATGTACATCCCCCACAGGGACATGTACGGATACATCAAGAACATCGGCATCTCGTACCAGCAGGGGGGGACCGCCACGATGCAGGTAATGCTCGATACCATCCGCAAGCGCCCCCTTTTGCCGGGCATCCAGACCATAAAGGGGTCCGACGGTACCGACAGGCAGATCACCACCTATTCCAGCCAAAGGAACCTGGTGATGCAGTGGACGGTGCCGCCGTCCACCGACGAAACGGGAGCATTGAAGTCATTGCCCGCCAACAACACGAGCTGGCAGAGCCCGGGCTGGCTGAACCCCGTTTCCCAATCTTCCTCGACCGGCGACTCGGGGGCCCAGTCCACGGATCCTGCGGTCCGGCTCCTCGGGAACCCCGCCACCCTCCCGCAGCCGTCGAACTCCCCCTTCGACAAGGAGGAATGGGAGTACCTCATGCACAGGAAGGAGAAGCTGGGCTCCCTATGGGCCACGAGGTTCGACACCAGGACCAAGAGCTTCCGGGTCCAGAATGACAAGGCCACTGCCGAAGACCAAAAGCTCGACGGAGGATCGAGCATCCAGGTGGGCCAGCCGTTCTTCCGCAAGGAGAACTGGCTCCAGAACGGGATAACCAAGACCTACTGCACCAAAGTTCTGACCTGCCAGCCCTACACGGACGAGAAGGGATACGAAGTCGTGACCCCGTTCCCGTGGGGAAGGTGGCTGGACGTCAACACGGCGATCAGCGATTCCCGGCTCGGAGTGCTCCGCGCCAATGCTAACCCGCAGGCGGCGGGGAGCGTCCGGGGCGTGAACGTCTTCCTGTTCGCCGGGCTGGTCTCGCCGAGCTCTGGCGACGCGAGCACGGAGCTGAGCAACGCGCTCAATGCCTCCCTTGCCAGCAGCACCAACGGCACATCGAGCATCGGGTACGACTCGATAGAGATGGACTCGGTCATTGAGCTCCAGACCCCCAAGCCGGGGGACGTGGGGGACGACACGAGCCTGGTGGACAGCACCCAGCCCGACATGGCGAAAAGCGGGCAGGGGACCAGTCTGGCGGACCGCCTCGGCGTGTTCGTCACGGGAGGAAGGTCCCTCCCCAACGTCCAGGCACTGCAGGGGACCAAGGGCACCGCGACCACCGGCAATCCCACCGCCCCCGCCCCGCCGGTCCTGCTGCAAAACTTCGGCCAAGGGGGTAATGGATAGGCATGCCGATACCCGGAAGCGTCACCGCCAACTACAAGGATCCCATGTCCCAGCACACCAGGGACATGGAGGAGTACCGGGTCTTCATCGGCACGGTCATGTCCGTGGACTGGGAAAGGCACGTGTGCAGCGTCGAGGACCTCCGCACCAAGGTCGTGTACCGCGAGGTCGGGCTCCTCCCCTGCACGCACAGCTCCTACGAGTCCACCGACGTCCAGATGCCCGAGGAGCTGTCGAAGTGCCTCTGCGTGCCCGTGACCTACGTGGGCGGGCACTCGCAGATCGCCATCCTGGCATGGGTCGTGTCGGACGCCAAGCGGGCGCTGGACGCCATTGCCATGAAGGAGTTCGAGGGCATACCCGGGCTCAACGAGCGCAAGCGGGGCAACTTCCGCAAGGCCTACCCGGGCCAGCGGGCGTCGTCGAACGTGGAGGGGTACTCCGAGAGGACGAACGCCGGGTGGGAGAAGTCGTCCCGGGGGTTCGACAGGGAGACGGTGGACGCGCACCGGCGCACCTGGCGGCAGGTCACATCCCGGCACGTCAGGTACTCCGACGCCGGGATGTCCTTCGAGGGCCCGGCGGTGCGTCCCGACGCCTCCTCCGTCGTCCCCACGGTCATGCCGGACGGCAGCCGGGAATACACGGTCTGCCTCCAGCCCGGAGCCCGGACGTCCGACCGTTACCTCAACGGTAAACAGGACGTAGTGTCCTATTCCGAGCGGGTTACGAGGGTCCAGGAGTTCTCCCTCGACTACCCGCTCCCCCCCGAGGTCCTCCAGACCGACCTTCTCGACAGCGTGCTCGGCACGACCGCCGACCCGTGGCAGCGCACCTCCGTGAGCACGCAGGGGAAGTTCCAGGTCGACGACCAGACGCACTTCGCCGACCAGGACTTCGACCATCCCACGGACAGCGGCGGCAAGCCCCTCGGCCCGACCCTCGGCGAGGGGGCCACGCCGCGTCGCAAGGGGTTCATCCTGGAGCGCAGCGAGGGGACGCTAGTCGGGTACAACCGGTTCGACAAGGGCACGTACGGGCAGGTGCTCAAGCCCGTCCTCTCGAAGCTCGAACGCCTCGGGAGGTTCGGGGCGGACTTCGAGAGCGGGTACAACCCCGTGGCGGACTCGGCGGACCATGTCGAGGCCCGCCTGGCCGCCTCCTGCCTTTCCGTCCGCTTTCCGAACGAGTACAGCACCACCCGGTGGGATGTGTCCAAGGAGGGGATGCTCACCCTGGAGGTAGGGTCGACGCTGCCCAAGGAAAAGATCAAGTTCTCGGGGGGATACGAGCACCCGCATGGGGCGGGCCGCTCGGTGGAGGCCCACCTCGTGGGCTCCCTCAAGATGGTCGTGGGGAAGAACCGGGACGAGGAGGACGCCATAGACCTCCAGGCGCTCGGGCAGACCGTGCTCCGCCTCGGGTGCGACGATGCCAGCCTGCCGGACGCAGGTAGGACGGTGCTCACGCAGGTGCGGGGCAGCAAGGACGCCGTGCAGAAAAGGGCGCTCCAATACTGGACGTCCGCCAAGCTGTCCCCCGGCGACCCCGTGGACCTCGAAAACAAGACGGGGGCGGAGGGCGTCAGCATCAGGATGGCCACGGACGGGGGGATGGTCGCCAGGCTGGGGGCCCGCAATCCCAGTGCCCTGCGCCGCCACCTGATGAACGGGTACTCGGACGGCCCCGGAAAGCAGGCGGGGGGCAGCAACTCGCACAGCCCGGGACGCCCAGCCTACGGGGCGGGGGACGGGACGTACCGGTTCCACGACCTTTCGCTCTCGGGATCCCCGCAGGTCAAGATGGTGCCGTACAACGCCTGGCTGGGGAGCCCGGTGACGGGCGGGATGGACAAGCACGGGCTCTCCCTCGACCTGCAT